GTGCCGCATGACAACTGATATCACCGAACTGGCGCAGAGAGAGAAATTCGAAGCTTGGGCCGAAGAGGTTGGCGCAAAGCCTTGGGGTTATCTCAAAAAGCAGCGCAATCCAAGTGGTGGCTACTCAGTGCAAATTTATACGTACATGTGGGCCGCATGGAAAGCGGCTGGCGCTGAGCTGGTAGAGGCGCTGGAGAAGGCGCAGCAGCGGATTGGTAAGCTTGAGAAAAAATTAACTGACCACAAGAGAATGAATCAAGAGATGGCAAAAGCAATGCTTACGCCTAATGATTCCGATGCAGCAGGGATGGAGATTGCAGCACTGCGCCAGCGCATCGCCGAGCTGGAGTCCCGCACCGTGAAGCTGCCAGACTTACGGCAGATTGTATCTGGGGACAGATATGCCTGGTCTGATGGTGTTTATAACTACAGCCAGGACGTAAAGGTAGTGCTGGCCGACGCTGGCATCAAGGTGGGGGCTGAGTGATGGCTATCACTGAAGGATTCTGCGCGGACCTCTACTGCGACTGTGATGGTTGTCAGTCAGGGAAAATCTATCCGCAGGGGCAGGCTGATTTTATTGGCCGGAATATGACCGACATTTCTCAACAGGCGCGCAAAGCTGGCTGGCGCATAAGCAAAGACCGCCAGCGCTGCTATGCGCCGGGCCACAAAATTTCACGGGGAGCCAACCAATGACCAAATCAATCATAACCAGAGAGCGCATTCAGCGAATTATCCGAGCAATTGATAGCGAAGCATATGACGAGGAAGAAATCAGAGAGTGGTTAAGTTCGGATGAAATCATGGAGCTTTCCCGCATGGCGCTGGCCGCAATGGACAGCGAGCCGGTGATACTCTACCGACAGGTTAATCCGGCGAACGGAATGAAGACGTATTGGGCTGAGTTAGACCCTGAAGAATTTAGGCATTTAAAACAACACACTGATGAAAATGCTGAATTCATGACGCTCTATCGCCACGCGCAGCAGCCGGTAGAAAGCGGGGAATATGGTGACCCCTATCAGGGGGCCCGCGAAGATTTGGCTATCTGGAAGCGTCGAGCACTTGAAGCCGAAGAGAGTGTTCGTAGGCTGGAGCAAATCAACGACCACCTGGTAAAAGAGGCGCAAGGTGAATCTCGAATGGGTGAGCCTGTTATTGCGCAGCCAGCGCCGGTAGTGCCGGAAGAGGCTACTCCGGACAGTATCGAGATTCTTGCCAGCGCCAGGCGTCGTGACCACGCTGTATTCCAGTGGGATGAAGACCAGCGAAATGCGGCCGCTGATTCCTGGAACGCCTTCCGCGCCGCCATGCTGCAGGAATTAAAAAAAAGTGCAGGAACTGAAGCGATCTGCAGGAGTGACGAAAATGTGCAGGTGCTGCACACCAAATCTCCGGCGCAATCCGATTGCTGCCCGGCGCAAAACCAAGGATGGATTCCAGTAAGCGAGCGGATGCCTGAAGACCGCATATCGGTAATCCTATGGGATGCTGAAATTGGAGAAGTAACAAGCGGTCACTACAGCCATAAAACACAGACTTTTTATCATTGCGGCGATGCTATCGAAAACGAGATAACCCACTGGATGCCGCCTCCATGCGCCCCGCAGGAGGTGAAGTGATGACGAGGGTTAGTACGGTAGGCGAACTCGTCAGGTCTGACATGGAGCGGTCTGGGGCACTCAGAAAGCGATACTGGGAATCATCATCTCTTCCGTTTAGTGAAAGGCGTAAGTGCAGGCCGCAACCTTGCCATTTCAGACGAGATAGGGTGCTTCAAAAAATCATGCGCAGGGAGATGGAAGCCATGGTAAATCGCCTTGGTCTAATCGATGCGTCAAAGATTATGGAGGAGGTTGGCGGTGCCTAAATCCCCAGCAGAACGCAAAGCCGCACAGCGCGCGCGGCAGTCCGCCGCCGGTGAGCGCAAAATTGAACTGGTGCTGGATGAACAGGAGCAGGAGATGCTGGCGTTCCTGGTTAATCGTGCCGACTGGCAGCGAGAAGATGATATTCCGATCATGTAACATCCTGTAGGGCATGATAGTATTACCATAGCGGTAATAATTACCCGGAGTGTTACCATGCCAAAGGACCCGAAACGAAAATCAACGCAGTTCAAGCCGCTGACAGTCCAGCAGGAGGCTTATTGCCAGGAGTATGTGAAATGCCCTGAGAACCAGACTCAGGCGGCAATTAACGCCGGATACTCACCAAATACAGCGGGCAAGTTCGCCAGCCAGAACATGCGCGATGCGCGTATTCAGAAACGAATTGCTGAGCTGATGGAAGACCGCAACAAGCGCCTGCGAGTCAGCGCTGATTATGTCCTGCTGCGCCTGGTGGAAATCGACCAGATGGACGTGCTGGATATCCTGAATGATGACGGCGGGCTGAAGCCTATCCGCGAGTGGCCGAAGATATGGCGCACCACGCTCAGTGGCTTTGACCTGTCGTCAACCATCATGAACATGGATGAGACCACGATCGAGACCATCCTCAAGAAAATAAAATGGCCCGACAAGGTGAAGAACCTCGAGCTTATCGGTAAGCACGTTGACGTTATGGCGTTCAAAGAGCGCATGGAAGTTAACGTGAACGTCACCATTGCCGACCGCATGGCTGCCGCCCGGCGCCGCCTGAAAGAGCGCCAGGGTGGTGACCAGTGACAGACGCCGCTTTATCCCCGGAAGAACAGCTGATCGACGATATCGCCAGCTTCACCCATGACCCGCTGGGCTATGCGCTGTATGCGTTTCCGTGGGGCGAGGATGGCACAGAACTGGCGCACGCCACCGGTCCCCGAAAATGGCAGGCTGATGCATTCCGAGAGATACGCGACCACCTGCAGAACCCGGCAACACGCCATCAGCCGCTGATGCTGGCCCGTGCATCCGGTCACGGCATCGGCAAATCTGCGTTCATCTCGATGCTGATTAACTGGGCCATGTCCACCTGCGAGGATTGCAAGGTAGTGGTCACCGCTAACACCGACAACCAGCTGCGCACGAAGACCTGGCCGGAAATCATCAAATGGTCGAACCTGGCTATCACGAAAGAGTGGTTCACTTGCACCGCCACCGCGATGTACAGCAACGATCCGGGCCATGACAAACGCTGGCGCGCCGATGCTATTCCCTGGTCTGAGCACAACACCGAGGCGTTTGCTGGCCTGCACAACGAGCGCAAGCGCATCGTTGTGGTGTTCGACGAAGCATCCAACATTGCCGATCTGGTGTGGGAGGTTGCCGAGGGTGCGCTGACGGACGAAGACACCGAAATCATCTGGGTGGCGTTCGGTAACCCTACGCGCAACACCGGGCGGTTCCGGGAGTGCTTCCGCAAATACAAGCATCGCTGGAAGTGCGCGCAGATCGACAGCCGCACCGTCGAAGGCACCAACAAGCAGCAACTGCAGAAATGGGTGGACGACTACGGCGAGGACAGCGACTTTGTGAAGGTCCGCGTGCGGGGGATCTTCCCTGATGCGTCAGAGTTGCAGTTCATCCCAACCGGGCTGACCGATGAGGCAATGAAGCGTGTTGTGACCGCTGTGCAGGTAGCACACGCCCCGCGGATAATCGGCGTCGACCCGGCATATTCAGGCGTGGATGATGCAGTGATTTATCTCCGCCAGGGGCTGCACAGCAAAGTGCTGTGGACCGGCAACAAGACCACGGACGATCTGATTATGGCGAAGCGTATCGCTGACTTTGAGGACCAGTACCTGGCTGACGCGGTGTTTATCGACTTCGGCTACGGCACCGGGCTGAAGTCCATCGGTGATGGCTGGGGCCGCACCTGGCAGCTTGTGCCGTTCGGCGGCGCATCGGCAGATCCACAGATGCTGAATAAGCGCGGCGAGATGTTCAACGCCTGTAAGACGTGGCTCAAGCTCGGCGGCGCGCTGGACGACCAGGAGACGGCGGACGACCTTTCCGCGGCAGAGTACAAGGTTAGGGTGGACGGCAAGATCGTCATGGAGCCGAAGGAAGATATCAAAGAGCGTTTGGGCCGGTCTCCGGGCAAGGGCGATGCGCTGCTTCTGACGTTCGCATACCCGGTGACAAAGCGTTCGGAATTCCCTGCTGCCGGCGGCAAGCAACCCAACGTGATCAGCGAGTACGACCCGTGGGAATAACAAAGCCCGCATTAGCGGGCTTGTTCGATTCTACGTGCAATGATTTGCCTCAGCTCATCGCGGATAAATTCTTTAAATTCCTTCAGTTGAAGATCGCTTCTGAGGTAGATACTTTCCTGGTGGAAGTGCCAGTCAATGCCATCAGGAAGGATGAAATCCCACTGCACGTATCCCGCACCAGTAAGGTGAACACGTTGCTTTTGTTACCAACGGTGCAGCATGCAGGATTCGAACCTGCGACCAACCGCTTAGAAGGCGGTTGCTCTATCCGACTGAGCTAATGCCACAACGAAGAGAGCACTGATACGATTAGCTATTGCGTTCGGATCGGCTTACGGCTTGTGTGTTTGCCCGTTCACCGCCAATGCTCTCATCGTTGCATCCTCGTCTCTTCCGAGGTGTCACACCGTACCGCCACGATGGTGAGTCGCTGTCGTGCATGCAGGGCATGGCTTGCACATTCCGGCTACCCGCTGGGCCATGTACCAAGGAGCCCCCGGACCGCTATCGACGCATGTGCCATACGCCGGATGCTTTCACACCTGGAAGCGCACTCCGCCATCTGAGTAACGACAAAGCCACCAATGGAAGGGAATGGGGTGCGCTTTCATGTTGTGTTTATCAAAAAGGTAATAATTTATCGTCAAAAGGTCAATAAACTACGACAAATAAATCATATGTGGTTAAATTGGTAATAATTTAAACGCGTATGGAGTATCGATATGTGCATTGGCAGCAAGCCTTCAGTACCTGCAGCACCAGAAGTTCAGGCGGCTCCGCAGGAACAGGATCAGGCTGTAGTCGATTCCCGCGATGAAGAAACCAGGCGCCGCCGTGCGGCCGCCGGGCGTAGCTCTACGCTGCTGACCGGTGCGCAGGGTGATACCTCCGCCGCAAATACCAGCGGCAAAACGCTGCTCGGTCAGTAACTGGAGCGCGGCAGATGGCAGCGGAAACCCTGAAAGAGCAACTGCAAAAGCAGCAGGCACAGCTCACTAATGATCGCTCATCGTTCGATCCGCACTGGCGCGAACTGAGCGACTTCATCAATCCGCGTGGCTCCCGCTTCTTGGTCACCGATGTAAACCGGGATGACCGCCGCAATACGAAAATTGTTGACCCTACCGCCACCCTGGCAGCGCGCACGCTATCGAGCGGCATGATGTCGGGGATCACTTCTCCTGCGCGCCCGTGGTTCAAGTTGGCAACGCCTGACCCTGACATGATGGACTACGGCCCAGTGAAACTGTGGCTTGAAGTCGTTCAGCGCCGCATGAACGAAGTGTTCAACAAATCCAATATCTACCAGTCGCTGCCGCTGCTTTACGCCAGCCTGGGGAATTACAGCACCGGCGCTATGGCTGTTCTTGAAGATGACAGCGACGTTATCCGCACGATGATGTTTCCGATCGGCAGTTACTACATGGCGAACTCTGCGCGCGGTAGCGTTGATACCTGTTTCCGCAAATTCTCCATGACGGTGCGCCAGCTGGTTATGGAGTTTGGCCTCAATAACGTCAGCGATTCAGTGAAGGGTATGTGGGATTCCGGCAACTACGAAAGCTGGATCGAAGTTATTCATGCCGTTTATCCAAACATCGACCGCGATACTGCCAAGCTCAACAGCAAAAATAAGCCGGTCAAATCGGTTTATTACGAGGTTGGCGGCGACAGCGATAAGTTGCTGCGTGAATCTGGTTTTGATGAATTCCCCATCATGGCGCCGCGCTGGGAAGTGAACGGCGAGGACGTATACGGCTCATCCTGCCCGGGCATGATCGCTCTTGGTCAGGTTAAGGCTCTGCAACTGGAGCAGAAGCGTAAAAGCCAACTGATCGACAAGGCCACCAACCCGCCGATGGTTGGCCCGTCATCACTCCGCAACCAGCGCGTTTCCCTTTTGCCTGGCGATATCACCTATATCGATCAGGTCACCGGCCAGGACGGATTTAAGCCCGCCTATCTGGTTAACCCGAATACCGCCGACCTGCTCGCCGATATCCAGGATACCCGGCAGATCATAAACAGCGCCTACTTTGTCGACCTCTTCATGATGTTGCAGAACATCAATACCCGCTCGATGCCGGTTGAAGCGGTGATCGAGATGAAAGAAGAGAAGCTGTTGATGCTGGGCCCGGTGCTGGAACGTCTGAACGACGAATGCCTGAACCCGCTTATCGATCGCACCTTCTCCATCATGGCGAGAAAAAACCTTCTCCCGCCCCCGCCGGACGTCCTGCAGGGTATGCCGCTGCGCATTGAGTACATCTCAGTGATGGCCCAGGCACAGAAATCTATAGGCCTGTCCAGCCTGTCATCCACCGTTGGCTTCATTGGCCAGCTGGCACAGGCCAAGCCGGAAGCGCTGGACAAACTCAACGTGGATCAGGCCATCGATGCATTCGCGGAGATGTCCGGTGTCTCGCCGACAGTCATCGTTCCACAGGAACAAGTTGAGCAGGTTCGCGAGCAGCGCGCTCAGCAGCAGCAACAGCAGCAAATGGTGGCTATGGGCATGGCTGCCGCTCAGGGTGCCAAGACCCTCAGTGAAGCGCAGACGGCGGATCCCAGCGTACTGACAGCACTTTCTAACGCAGCAGGTGCTCCTGCAGGTGGTCAGCAATGACAGATTTTGATGATGACCAGTTGGCTGCTGAATCGGCACGCGAGAAGGAAATCCTTCAACAGCGTGACATTGAAGATATCCGTTTCGTCATGGGTAGCGAGCAGGGCCGCCGGGTTATCTGGGGGGTACTGGAGCAGGGCAAGGTGTTTTCTGCCTGCTTTGCCGGTGATCCGCAAGTGACTGCTTTCAACGAGGGGCAGCGCAACCTGGCGCTGGCATTGTTCCAGCGCGTAATGGCGCACTGCCCTGAACAGTATCTGAAGATGGCCGCAGAGGCTAATGGGGTAATCAAATGACTCAGATCCAAAAACAGCGCGTAGTCCGATTCGATGGCAATAAGCAGATCGTTGAAGTTCCCGATCCGGCGCCGGCGGTAATTGGCGCGCCCACGACCACTGACTACGGTGGCGTAAAGCTCGGAGCCTCCATTGCAGCCGCTGCGGCAGCTACCGCAACCGCAGATACCGCATCCAGTGCAAGCGATGTGGCTGGTCTCCTTGTTGATCACAACGACCTGGTGACGAAGTACAACGCGCTTCTCAATGATGCCGCGGCTCTTCGTACCACGCTGAATGCTGTCCTTACGCAGCTGAAAGCCAAAACAATTCCTGTTTAAGGGGATGAGCAATGACTTTGTTTGAACGTTTGTTACACCGCCGTCTTTGCAATGAGCAGCACGCTGATGGCGGCGCAGCGCCGGCGGCATCTGAACCATCTGCACCAGGCGCAGGTGCTGCCCCTCTGGGCGATCAGTCTGCACAACAGGATGGTGAAAACCCTTCCGTTGATGGTGAAGGCCAGCAAGAAAAGACTGAGAGCCAGGACGGAGAGCAGCAAAAAACCGAGAAAGAGCAGAAGCAGGAAGGCGCGCCGGAGAAATATGAGTTCCAGGCAGGTGAAGGCGTCGAGCTGGACGCTGAAGCGCTGAAGGACTTCGAGCCGGTTGCCCGTGAACTGAACCTGACCAATGAGCAGGCGCAGAAGCTGGTGGATGCATACCCGAAAATTCTGGCCGGTGTGCAGCAGCGCCAGGCAGATGCATGGCAGGCACAAACTGAAGAATGGGCAGCAACTGTGAAGGCCGATAAAGAAATCGGCGGCGATAAGTTGACAGCCAACCTCGGCGTTGCTCAGCGCGCTTTGGATACCTTCGGTACGCCGGAGTTGAAGGAATATCTGAACGGCACAGGTCTGGGTAATCACCCGGAGCTGGTGAAAGCGTTCATCAAAGTAGGTAAGGCCATGTCGGAAGACGGCATGGTGACAGGTAAAGAAAGCGGTCAGCGTAGTGCGGCCGAAGTGCTTTATGGCAAATAAGAGAGGATATAACCATGGCTGTTAAAGGCATTACTGCGCTGACGCTGGCTGACTGGGGTAAGCGCATCGACCCGAACGGGAAAATCGATAAAATCATCGAACTCCTTTCCCAAACCAACCCGATCCTGCAGGACATGCTGATCGTTGAAGGCAACCTGCCGACCGGTCATCGTACGACCATTCGCTCTGGACTGCCGTCGGCGACCTGGCGTCTTCTCAACTACGGCGTACAGCCGAGCAAATCGACCACTGTGCAGGTTACCGATGGCATTGGCATGCTGGAAACCTATGCGGAGATTGATAAATCTCTGGCAGATCTGAACGGAAATACCGCTGAATTCCGACTTTCAGAAGATCGCGCATTTATTGAAGCGATGAATCAGCAGATGGCTCAAACGCTTTTTTATGGCGACTCCAGCGTTAACCCGCAGCAGTTCATGGGCCTGTCTTCTCGCTACTCCGACCTGACGGCTACCAACGCGCAAAACATTATCGACGCCGGCGGTACTGGCACCGATAACACTTCAATCTGGCTCATTGTATGGGGCGAAAACACCGTTCACGGTATCTTCCCGAAAGGCCAGAAAGCAGGTCTGCAGATGGAAGATAAAGGCCAGCAGACTCTGAAAGATGCCAGCGGCGGGCAGTATGAAGGCTACCGTACCCACTATAAGTGGGATAACGGCCTGTGCCTGCGCGACTGGCGCTACGTTGTGCGCATCGCGAACATCGATATCAGCGACCTGTCCGATCCTGCTGCGGCAGCCAACATCGCCAAGCTCATGGTGAAAGCGCTGCATCGCATCCCTAACCGTGGCATGGGGCGCACGGTGTTCTACATGAACCGCACCGTTGCCCAGGCTCTTGACCTGCAATCGCTGGAGAAATCCTCTCTGGCGATTAGCGTCAAAGAGACTGAAGGCGATTGGTGGACCAGTTTCCGCGGCGTTCCGATTCGCGAAACCGATGCGCTTCTGGAAACTGAAGCTCGCGTGGTTTAACCCCTGACTATAACCAGCGGCCCGGAAACGGGCTGCTAAATGGAGAAATGAAGATGATCCTCGACAAACTGTTGATGTTCTCCGAAGCGCAGGCGGTTACGGCTACTGCTGCTTCTACCGATGTGATTGACCTGGCGCCTGTCGACGGCACCCGCCGTGATATCGGCGTTGGTTATCCGCTGGAGTTCTGGGCTCTCGTTAACACCACGGCCACCGCTGCTGGCGCCGCCACCGTCAACGTGCAGTTGCAGACCAGCCCGGACAACAGCACCTGGACGACCATTTATGACAGCGGTGCCCTGGCTCTGGCAGCGCTTAAAGCTGGTAAGCGCGTTGTGTCGGCGAAGGTACCGGCGGGCGTTCAGCGCTATCTGCGTGTGAACTACTCCGTAGCCACCGGCCCGCTGACTGCTGGCGCGTTCACCTCCGGTATCAACCTGGACGTTGATGCGAATACCCCGTACCCGACCCGCTCTAAAGTGACCGGCTAAGGAGATATCGATGTCAGCTGAAAAAGCAAAATACCGCGTGCTGCGTCTGTCCCATATCCATAACAACCTCTGGCCGGAGGGGGCAGAGATTGAGTATGACGGGGTGCCTGGCTCCGCGCTGGAGCCGCTGAACGAAGCGGCGAAGGAAGCAAAGGCGAAGGCAACGCAAAAGGTTGTGGCTCCTGCTGTTGTTAAACCTGAGCCGCTGAACGAAGGCGGTGGGGGCGATGACGAGCTGGATAAGCTCCGCGAAGAGTACGAGTTGCTCTTTAACGAGAAGCCGCATCACAACACCAAAGCCGAAACTCTGCGCGAGAAGATCGCCGAAAAGCGAAAAGATTTAGGCGTCTGAGCCTCAGAATAAACCAGGGGGCTTCGGCCCCTTTCTTGTAGGAGCGTTCTATGGAAATGGTCAATCTCAAAACCGGCACCGACAGCTACCAGGATGAAAGCGGCGAGACCAAAACCCGCGACGAATATCCGTGGGGGCTGTGCATCACGCTGAACAATGACACCCTGAATAAGCTGAATGCGCCGCCGCAGAATGTAGGCACTGAGGTGATGATCACCGCAAAAGCAGTGATTAAGGGTATTTCGGCGCGTGAAGGCGACGATGGCACTTTCCGCAGCGCGGATCTGCAAATCACCGATATGGCGCTGGCACCTGTTTCAGGTGAGGCGCCGAAGACGGCGGCGCAGACGCTTTACGGTGAAGGGGGCGAGTAATGGCCTCTGTCATTGAGATCTGCAACCGGGCGCTGAGCAATATCGGTAATAACCGGAGCATCAACAGCCTGGAGGAAGCCAGTAAAGAAGCCGGGCAATGCTCCCTGTATTACGAGTCGATTCGCGATGCTGTCCTGGCCGATTTTGACTGGAATTTTGCGACCAAGAATATCGCGCTGGCTGATACCAACAACCCGCCGCAGGACTGGGCATTCGCATACACGTATCCGACTGACTGCCTGAAGATTATTGAAATTCCGGTTCCCGGTGTTCGGTATCCAACGGCTGCTATGCGCGTGCAGTACGTGGTCGGCGCTGACAGCGCCGGCACGGGGCGACTGATTTACACCGATCTGCCGCAGGCCTGGCTGCGGTATGTGGCCCGCATTACCGACGTGAATATGTTCGATCCCATCTTCCAGGAGGCTCTATCCTGGCGCCTGGCCGCGGCTATTAACATGGTTCTCACGGGTAATGCCGACCTCGGCAATAATGCCCTGAGCATGTATAGCCGGATCATCCTCAGCGCTGGCTCTCACAGTATGAACGAATCGCAGGAACCGCAAATGCCTGACGATCCGTTTACCGTAGCGAGGATGTGCTGATGGCTGTTAGCTGGATACAACCGAGCTTCTCAGGTGGCGAAATTGCTCCATCGCTCTATGGCCGCATCGATATGGCGAAGTACCAGGTGGCGCTGCGCAAGTGCGATAACTTTATTGTGCGGCAGTATGGCGGGGTAGAGAACCGCCCGGGCACGCAGTTCATCGCCGCGGCGAAATACCCGGATCGCAAATGCCGCCTTATCCCTTTCCAGTTTTCGACGGTTCAGACCTATGCTCTGGAGTTTGGCCACAATTACATGCGCGTTATCAAAGACGGCGGCCTGGTGCTAACCACCGGCGATGTAATCTACGAGCTGGCGACGCCTTATACAGAAAATGATGTTTTCGGCCTGAAATTCACCCAAAGCGCCGACGTGATGACGATCGTACATCCTTCCTATCCGCCTAAAGAATTGCGCCGGTACGCGCATGACAACTGGCAGATCGTCGATGTGCAGACAACTAACGGCCCGTTTGAAGATATCAACGTCGACGAGTCAAAAACTGTCTGGGCCAGCGCCCCCACCGGCACAATCACGCTTACCTCGAGCTCTGCAATATTCGGTGCAGAGCAGGTTGGAAAGCTGTTCTACCTCGAGCAGCCAGCCGTTGACTCTGTACCAGTATGGGAAACCAGCAAGAGCACATCGATCGAGGATATCCGGCGCGCCGACAGCAACTACTATCGGGCGAACACAGCTGGTAAAACCGGTACGCTGCGGCCGTCACATACTGAAGGTATGGCCTGGGATGGCTGGGGCGGGACCGGCGATGATGATACAGGCGTGCAGTGGGAATACCTACATAGTGGTTTTGGCATTGTGCGGATCACTGCCGTCGCCGGTGACGGGCTGACTGCAACCGCTGATGTGGTTTCTCGTATCCCTGAGAACGTTGTCGGTGCTGATAAGGCCAGCTACAAATGGGCGCGCTACGCGTGGAACAGCGTCAATGGTTATCCGGCGACGGTCGTCTACTACCAGCAGAGGCTGTACTTCGCTGCATCTCCTGCCTATCCGCAAACTATATGGGCCAGCCGTACCGGTGACTATAAAGACTTCGGCAAGAGCAACCCGACGCAGGACGATGACAGGATCGTTTATACCTACGCTGGCCGGCAGGTTAACGAAATTCGTCACCTTATCGATGTCGGATCGCTGGTTGTTCTGACCTCCGGCGGTGAGTTTGTTGTGACCGGTGACCAGAATAAAGTGCTTACGCCGTCTGCATTCTCCCTGAGCTCTCAGGGCTCAAACGGCTGCAGCGATGTACCTCCTATCGCGGTTTCGAATATCGCGCTCTTTATCCAGGAGAAGGGCAGCGTTGTGCGGGATCTGGCCTACTCGTTTGATGTGGACGGTTTTCAGGGCAACGACCTGACAATTCTCGCTAATCACCTTTTCCAGAAGCGCAGCATTGTCGACTGGGCGTTTTGTATTGTCCCGTTCTCCAGCGCGTTCTGCGTGCGTGACGATGGAAAATTGCTGGTGCTGACCTATCTACGTGATCAACAGGTATTCGCCTGGTCTCCGTAATCCAGTGCCGGGAAATATGAGAGCACTTGCGGTATCAGTGAAGGCAGCGAAGACGCGATATATTTCGTGGTTAACCGCACCATCAACGGCCAGACGAAACGCTATATCGAGAGGCTGGCAAGCCGACAGTTCACCGATGACCTTGACGCTTTCTTTGTCGACAGCGGACTGACCTATGACGGACGCAACACCGGCAGCCGGGCGGCCACTATCAGCGGTGGAAGCGGGGACTGGAGTTATCAGGTGCCGTATACCCTGACGATGAGCGGGGCCAGCTATTTTACAGCGGGAGACGTCGGCGCACAGATCCAGTTTCCCTACACAGGAACCGATCCTGAAGATGGCAGCGCCGTAGCCATGCAGCTGCGCTGCGACATTATTTCTGTTGAAAGCGGCAACTCGGTAACCGTCACAGCTAACAGGAATATTCCTCCTGTCCTGCGCAATACCGCCACCACTAACTGGTACATGGCTCGCCAGACATTCGCCGGACTCGATCACCTTGAGGGGCAGACCGTCAATGTACAGTCTGACGCCAGCGTAGAGCCGCAGAAAGTCGTCACCGGCGGCGCCGTTACGCTGGAGAAGCCCGGCGCCGTGGTCCACATTGGCCTGCCGATTAACGCCCAGTTTGAAACCCTGGACATCAATATTAACGGTCAGGAGACGCTGCTCGATAAGAAACAGTTGATCAATACCGTGACGCTGGTGGTCAACGCCAGCCGCGGTATCTGGGCGTCAACTCCAGGCGGCCAGTGGTACGAATACCCTCAGCGCGAGTTTGAGTTTTACGACGATCCGGTTGATGACGCCACAGGCAAAGTTGAGGTCAAGCTCGACAGCAACTGGGATAAAAATGGGCGGGTAAAAATCCGTCAGACTGACCCGCTGCCGCTTTCTGTACTGGCGGTGATCCCCCGCATTACCGTGGGAGGCTTTTAATGATTAACGTTCAGATTGTTCCGGCCACCGCAGAGCACATCGCTGAAATTATCCCCCGCGTGCGCCTGGCCGACATCGAAGAGTTTGCCGCCACGAATGGCTGGAGTGCTGCCCGTGTTCTGGAGTGCGGCCTTCGCACATCAACCTTCTGTTGTGCCGGCTTGATAAACGGCCGCGTTGTCACCGTCTTTGGCGTGGCGCCCGCTTCAATGATTGGCGGCAGCGGGATCCCCTGGCTTGTCGGCACGGATGATCTGGAGCGCTATCAGCGCACATTTCTGCGCCGCTGCCGGAAAGTGGTCAATGCAATGCTGTCGGTTTACCCGTATCTTGAAAACTATGTTGATGCCAGAAACCACGTCGCAAAGGCGTGGCTCCACTGGCTTGGTTTTACCCTGGAAGACCCGGCGCCGTATGGCGTGCAAGGCCTGCCGTTTCATCGATTCCACATGGAGAGAAAATAATGTGCGAACCAGCAACGATCGCCGCCGGCGCGACATTAGTTATAGGTGCGATGTCAGCCTACAACCAGAACCAGCAATCAAAATATCAGTCAGCGGTAGCTAGCCAGAACGCGGATATTGCTGAAGCACAGGCGCAGGATGCCGTTAACCGAGGAAACATTCAGGCGGCAGAGGTGCAGCGTCGGAACCGGCAGGCAGCGGGAACCCAGGCTGCCACGATGGGCGCTACAGGGGCTGATTTAAGCACTGGCACATCACTGGACATTTTCGGCGACACCGCGCAGTTTGGCACGCTTGATGCACTTACCACCGTGAACAACGCACAGCGTGAGGCGTATGGGTATCAAGTCCAGTCTGTTAATTATGACGCAGAGGCTAAAGGTGTTCGTAGCGCTGGTAAAGCCAATGCAACCATGACCCTGCTTTCTGCACCTCTTAATGCATTTGGTGCATACAAAACATTCGGTGGGACGTGGAATCCTTTCACTCAGAGTGAACCCGCTCCAATCTCAGCCGCTGTCGGCACCAAAACCGGTAGATAAGGAGAAAACTATGCCAGTTGTACCAACAGTCGCCGGGCGTCAGGTTGAAAGCCGCGGCGTGCAGACCGGAGGTTTTCAGGCCGTCGCTCAGCCAAATATCAGCGATGCGCTGGGCGCCGCTGGCACCCAGGCGCTTGACGTATTCGGCCAGGCTAAACAGCAAGCGGACCTTGCACTAACCCAAGATGCGACTCAAAGGCTTTATGCTGTTGGGAGCGGATTGATGGATGATCCCAAGGAAGGTCTGATGACTCTCCAGGGGAAAAATGCCATTGGTCAGTCTCCTGGATATATCCAGAAATTTGATAACGAGATACAAACTATTGCTGTCACGCTGCCTGAGTCCGCACGAAATGTGTTCTTAAAGCATGCTCAACAGCAGCGAATGCAATTTGCCACTCAAGCAGAGCGGCACGAATTAGCACAACGTAGGCAGTATGAGTCCGGTCAGCAAGACGGTTATTTATCCTTGCAAGCTCAGCAAGCTATATCAAATCCACAGTTGTTCAACCAATCAGCTTTGAATGCCAGAGCCTCAATTATGGCTTATGGTCAAGCGCATGGACAAAGTCCCGAAGAGATCGAATCAAACTGGGTTCAATGGCGTGAGCAAGCAGGAAAGCAGGCAACTGACGCTATCTATACTGCTCTGTACCAGAGAAAAATGGGGCCGGATGGCAGAATTGAAGTCACTAATACTGCATCAGAAGGCCAATTATTTTCTGCGATGATCTGGCATGAAAGTGGCGGAAATCAGTTCAGCAAAGACGGCGCACCGCTGGTATCTCCGAAGGGGGCCGTTGGCGTGGCGCAGGTCATGGAAGATACCGGACCGGAGGCTGCTCGGCTTGCTGGCGTTGAGTGGGATCGTGATAAATGGATGAACGACCCACGCTATAACGCGAAGCTTGGCCAGGCCTACTTCGGCGCACAGATGAAGAAGTATGACAATAACCCGGTTCTGGCGGTAGCGGCGTATAACGCTGGACCTGGTGCAGTAGATGGATGGATCAAAAAGTTTGGCGATCCGCGCACTGGTGCTATCAGTAATGAGCATTTCGTTGCTGCGATCCCTTACGATGAAACCCGAAACTATGTGGCGAAAGTCACAGGCAGTGCTGTAGGCATTCCGCAGGATGCAACAATGGAGAGTTTAATGTCTCTTCCATCATGGAATGCCATGAATCCTTCAAATAAATCAGCAATGTTAAGTAAGTGGGCAGGTCTCTATGATATGCAGGCCGCAGCTGGTCGTGTTTCATTGCAGAGTCGTATGCAGGATGACATGGCGAAACTGGAGGCAGGGAAAGAAGTAACCCCCATCACTGAGCATGAATGGGCTGCGGTTACGCCATTGCAGGCTAGCCCAGCAGAACGAATTCAGCTTGAGAAAACCTACCAGCAGTATCAGCAGACGATGCAGTTGCAGCCTGTCTACCAGACTATTGTCAACGGAACAGCGCAGCAGGGTATTGCAGCGGTCCAGTCGATGGTGCCAAAGGAAGGGGACCCTGATTTCAAATTTAAGCAGGCGCTTTACGCCACTGCCCAGGCCAAACTTAACGCAGTGCAGACTGCGCGTGAAAAAGACCCGGGAACGTGGCTGCAACTGAACTCCCCCGTGGTTAAAAATGCCTTTGAGCAGTACCAGAACAATCAGGCATCCGGTGAATATCTGGTGTCGCGTATTCAGTCTGAGAAAGACCGCCTCGGCATTAACAGCAAGAAGATCCTCCCTGAGTCGATGGTTGATAACCTGTTGCGCCAGATCGACAACAATAAGGAATCAAGCGTTACCGCCATTCAGTCGGTGGCGCAGTCATTCGGGAAATACTCTGATCAGGTTATGCAGCAGGTGCAGAAAAGCGCGTACCCGGCGTTGCAGGTCATAATGGCGACCAATAACCCGCGAGCCGCAAACGCCCTCTGGCAAAACCGCAGTGTTAAAACCTCTGACCTCCGCGGAAGTTTTGAGAAGACCGATGCCGACAGTGCAGATTCATCTTGGAATGACCTGGCCAAAGACTTTGCCGGGACGATGGTTGTACAGCCTGGCGGGGCAGCCGTGTGGAACAATTTCAACGAACAGGGTAAGCGCCTGACCTATATCTATATGCAACGTGGCATGTCGTCTGGCGATGCTGCGAAAAAGGCCTATCAGGACGTTCTCGGCGAACAGTATCAGACCAGCGGAACATGGCGTATTCCGAACACTGCTGGGCAGGATATACGCGACGTGAGAGACGGCGCCAATGTGTACCTGAAAAACCTGTCGGCGGATCAAATCATGCCGCTTATCGGCGATTCACGCTTGCCCGATGAGGTTAACCGCGAGCAGAGCATTTCCCGCATCCGTGATAATGCGCAGTGGGTTACCAACAGTGACGAGACAGGGCTGACTCTGATGATGAACGGCCTGCTGATCAACAATGCACAGGGGCAGCCGATAACAGTTCCGTTTGCTGACCTGGCGAAACTTGGCGCTGGCAACCGCACCCCATGGAACAGCCTGACCAAATTCGTGCAGACTCCGGTTAAGTACACTCCTGGCCAGTCGAAGAATTACACGGCGGAAAGCCAACGCGACAACTTGATCAACATTATCCAGAACGGACAGCAGGCGGGACGATAAGATGCCAATTTATACAGATGACCCGGGACAGGGTATAAACCAGCCGTTGTCGAATGCCCCGTCAGGGTTAGGTGAATCACTGTTTTCCTCCCTGAAAGAGGGCTTTAAAGAGGGGCCGGTAATATCCGGATATAGGTTCTCACAAGCCGAACAGCTGGCTAACGATCAGAACTCGGCCGTTGTTGCAAAATCTGATGCTGATGCTCGTCTGAAAGAGTACGGCGTGAAAAGCATTAACGTTCCGGAAAGCGGCGTAACTCAGTCATATCTCGATCATGTAATCAGTGAACGCCGTGAATCGCTGGCAAAGCAGCAGATCGCCATGTCTGCCCCGTCAGGATGGATTGCCACTCCGCTGAATTTTGCCGCAAACCTTGCTGGCTCTATGGCTGATCCCGGTAACGTGGCGCTGGCGCTGGTCCCGTTTGGTGGAGAAGCTAAAGCGGCAACTATGCTCGGTAGATTTGGTGAACGTCTGGCTACCGGTGCGAGGCTTGGCGCTGGCCAAGCTGTTGCTACCGTGCCGCTTACAGCGCAGGCAGCGGCGGCTGAAGGCGATGACTTCACCTACGGCAATGCGCTGGAAAGCACATTCTTTAATACCCTGGCTGGCGGTCTAATGCATGCTGGTGGTGGCCTGATCGCTGATGTGGTCCGCTCACGTAGGGCTGGCACTGCTGAAAATCCTGCAGCTTCTCCAGACGTTAATCCCGTCGCTTATGCGCAGCCTACGCCAGTGGTAACGCCTGACAATATCCCGGCTGGCGTCAATATTCCTGAGTCCGGCACCAACGCCGATCTATCAGCAGCAATCGCGCGAGATGCAGAATCATATGCCTATAGCCGCGCTTATGATGATATCGTTCCTGAATATCTTGCACGCCAACAGGAGTTACAAACCGGGCGCATCGACAACGTTGCAGATTTGCGCACTGAACTGGCGTCCAACAGTCGACAAAGTGAAGCTCTTGACGCTACGCTGGCCCAGCGCACGACGGAGTATCAGGCGCAACGCATGAACTTCAAGGCGGCGCGCGCTAGGGCCCAGCGTGATATTCAGAGTGAGAAAGACGCCATCACTGCGCGCAACCAGGAAATTAACCAGACGCTTGAGCGCAACGCCGCTGCAGAACAAGCTCGAGGCAGAGAGTCGCAATTGTCCCGCAAAGAGATCCCGGAAGACCTTGCTCCATTAATCGACCAGCGCGCACAGCAGATCCGCGAAAGCATGCAAATGTCACCGGTTGCCGGTGCCGTGCGCACTGCGTCGACAGCAGTGCGGGAGGCAGACTGGAGTGTAAATCAGCAGGCTTATCGTGGCGCACTGGCGCACATGATGGAAGGTCGCTCTCCGGACATTGAGCCATTCTATGATCTGCAAAAACCAGCGTTACGCGAGCGTGCTATCCAGCGCATCCAGAATCCTGTGCAACAGGCTGATGAAGGTTCCCGCGCCGTCAGTGAAAGCGCGGACCGCGTGTGGCAGGATACTCAGAAGACTGATCATGAAATCACTTCGGCCACTGCCGATCTGGAAAATGAATTTAATATCAGTGACGCGCTGCTTAACGACATTGCCACTGACAATCCTGATCTGGCTGCGTCAATGCGTGAGAACATTGCTGCGATCCGTGCGGAGGCCAGTGACGACTCTATCGGCAAAGCGTATCGCGCTTTCGCCGCCTGTATGATTAACCGGGGACTGTAATGGCTAACGAATTTCTGACGCAATGTGAAATTGCCGTTAATACGGCGGCAGGGCGCAAGCTTTCTGAGGACGAAATGGAATCGCTGGTACGTGACATGAACGACACAACCAACCGGATCCTGGCTGGCAATGAAGCCCTGACGCTGGAAGAGGCTGCGCTGCGCGCCGCGCAAGAGCTTGGCAACCGTGATCAACTGGCAAAAGTAATCGAGGCGCGCAACAAAGCTATAAACACGCGCATTGCAGCGCAGCGCCTTGGCGAGCTTCGCAGGACTTGGAAAGACAGACCTGACATCGGGCTTGAAGCAATGCTGGTGGGCCGTAATGACGCGCGTACCGGTTCACGCCGATCAGTATCGTCTGAGGTGGCCCAACTGCGCGGGAAATATCACGCCGGTATCAACTACGATTTCGACCAGGCAGGACTGGTTAAATTTATTGCCAGCGGCAGCAACGACCGGGAGATCGCAGACGCTATGTGGCGCATCGGTCGCGGACAGAAAACGGACGGAATGACCCCGCAATCAGTAAGCGCCGCTAAGATCATCATGAAGTGGCAGGAAACTGCGCGCGTGGATGAAAACCGTGCTGGTGCGTGGATTGGCAAGATGCCCGGCTATATCGTCCGGCAGTCTCATGACATCCTGAAAATCCGTGCCGCCGGGTATGAGTCCTGGCGCAATGCCATTCTACCGCGGCTGGATGATGCCACCTTTGACGGGATCTCAGACCGAGAAGGGTTCCTGCGTGGTGTCTACGACGGCCTTGCCTCCGGTGTTCACCTGACATCTGAAAAGCCTGACTGGATGAATGGCTTCAAGGGATCTGCGAATGCGGTGAAACGCGCCAGCCAGGAGCGCGTGCTGCACTTCAAAGACGGTGTGAACTGGCACGAATACAATGAGCAATTCGGTACCGGCAGCCTGCGAGAAGCTGTATTCGGTGGACTGAACAGTGCAGCTCGCACGACGGGCATTATGCGCGTGCTGGGAACCAACCCGCAGAACATGTTCAAGTACCTGACTGACACCATCGCAAAAGACGTGAGCAAGCAGAGCAACCCGGCGGCGCTGGCAGACTTCATGACCAAAGTGCGTCGGCTGAATCGGACGGTGATGCCCCAGGTTGATGGGTCGCTGAATATCCCCGGCAGTGTCGGCTGGGCAAATGCCTCCGCTAATGTTCGCGGCTGGCTGCGCATGAGCCAGCTCGGCGGCGCAGTTATTTCGTCTTTTAACGACGTACCGATCTCGGCGACAGAAATGCGTTATCAGGGCCAGAACTTTATGCAGGCGCTGACCGGCGCAATGAAGGGCCGCTTTTCCCGTTATACCAGTGATGAGCAGAAGGAGATCCTGTCGTCTATCGGTGTTTACTCCGACACGATGACCCAGGAAATCATACGCCGCATGTCCGGCAACGACAGCATGAGCGGGAAGATGGGACGCGCACAGCAGTTGTTCTTCAAATACAACCTCATGAATTTCTGGACAGAATCCGGGCGTAACAGCAATGCCATGATGATCACCAACTGGCTGGCGAAGAACGCCGATCAGCAGTTCACTGCGCTTCCGGAAGACCTGCGCCGCGTTCTTGACCTGCACGGTATCGGTGATGCTGAGTGGAACATATACCGCAACATGGACATGGCAGACAGCGAAGGGCGCAAATTCATGACGACCAGCGGTATCCGCGCTGTGCCGGATGAAGTGATTGGTGACTATGTGGCGTCAAAAGGCCTGAAGGTCACCGAGCGCTCTATTGCCGACGCCAGAGAGACGCTGGAGAGCCAGCTGCGCGGTTACATTCTGGACCGACTGAACATCGCCATGTCAGAGCCTGGCGACCGCACGCAGGCGTTTATGAAGATGGGTACGGTGCCTGGTACGGTAGCAGGGGAGGCGGTACGTTTCGCTGGGCAGTACAAATCTTTCACTGCCAGCTTTATGCAGAACGTGCTGGGGCGTGAGGTGTTCGGTAGAGGTTATACTCCAGCTGGCCTTGGTGAATCGAAAACCGGATCGCTGACAAATGCGCTGCTACGTAACGGGAAGGGTGCCTTCCTGGGGGGCTGCAAATCTGTTCGTATGGGCAACCATGTTTGGATATATCTCTATGCAGTCTAAGCTATTACTTAAGGGGCAGACACCGAGACCTGCAGATGCCAAGACATTCCTCGCAGCAGCATCTCAGGGAGGCGGCTTGGGAATCTTGGGCGACTTCATGTTTGGCGAAGTCAACCGCATGGGAGCTGGTCCTGTGACATCATTGATGGGGCCAGCGGCATCTAACGCTGACAGCATAATCACGCTGCTCCAGCAGACAACGCGCGGAGACGCTGATTTGGGGGACTGGTATCGCACAGCGCTGGATAATACCCCATTTCTTAATGTCTTCTGGCTGAGAACGGCAATGAATGGTTTAATACTGAACCGTATACAAGACGCCCTTGACCCAGGATCACTGGAGCGCTATCAGCGCCGTGTTGAACGAGAGCAGGGTAACGACTTTCTGATCCCACCATCGCAGTTCATGCTAGGGAAATGATAATGAAGGAAATTATATTTTTTGTTTCAATATTGATGTCTGCATTTTCTTTTGCAGGGCAAAATGTCAAATGCGAGCTTCAATACTTTGGGGATAGCGATAAATTTAAGGTAACTGAGTTTTCTTTTATGGGGATTCCATCTGATTCATACCTTTATACCTGTGCCGACTGTGGAGGTATCCAGATAAACGTGTTCCCATCTATTCAGTCGTCCGCTTCCTACTCATTTGAAAACAACATTGATTTTGAAAGGAAAATCAATGCAGAATACAACAGGAAAGATATAGCTAAACTTGAAATGGAAAATGTTACTCAAGGTGGGAGAGTAAATTACTCAATCACCGAGACTGGTTTGGCAGAGTTTTACCCAGAGGGTAAAAAGACAAGTTACCTCTACTTTTTAGCAAAGCAACAAAATGGTAAAGAACAAGTAGGTTATTCAGGATTTGTTACTTCTAACGGTGATAAGTCATGCTCAATTATTGCAACATATCCAGGAAAAGAAATGTCTTCTCAGGGAAGTAAATTGCTAAGTTACTTTATGAACCATATTTCAATATAGTGTGACATGTCACAACGCCACCTATTAAAAAGCCCGCTAGGCGGGCTTTAAGTTAATGGAGTTTTTCTTTGCTAATTACCAGAAGGCGGTGGGTATGAATATCTTGGTCATTACCCCAGCAGAAGTCAGCCCATACGCTATAGAAATCATCCCATGATGTCATAAACGTTAATGGGCGATCCATTTCAGTCCCATCAGAAACGTATACATGATAACCATTAGTGGTTATAGCCCATGAGATCATTCGTTCCCAGAATCTTCTGCCATCTAACGTTTGCTGCTCGTCAGATACCACTATCGCATAGTGTTCAAGGAAGAACGCGAAGAAGATCTGAGGCAGGCCATGTACAGCTCGGTCATGAATCACGTTAGGCGTACGCCAGACTAAAATCTGAGTACAACTTTTTCTGGTTTCAACGATGTCTTCGCGGAAAATCAGTTTTACCGCGTAGACTGTCTCAGGATTTTCGCTGTCTGTGATCAGCCTGTAATGGTCATCTCTGATCGACTTAACAAGGCGATAACCATATGGCGTAGTAAACCCTGGCAGAGTAAAGTCATTCACACCTTTTGCAATGTAGTCTTCGGTGTGAGTAACATTTCTCTCCGACATGTTCAGTTTTCTGTCGAAATCTGCTTCAGGGATTATGTATGGCATCGCTTTTCTTATCGTGTTCAGGTTCATTTCGTCCTCCATGTTGTGTGTCGGACGTATCAGGCATCTAAAAGGTGCTCAACAAAAGGTTGAATACCTTTGGGCTAAATATACTCACAGGTATTGTTGGTTGCAAGATGAGCAGAGCAATAAAAACGCGATATCAATAGATATGAATAGGTTACGTATCATAGTTTTTAAGGCGCTTCCCTGCGCCAGCAGCCTCAGTAACCCTTGGCCTTAGCCATCACGTACTGAGCATGCGTCTCTATGTCGCGCAGTACGGTGCCGATACCAACAATGTAGCTGAGCATGGCCGTGACCTCCGCCGCCGCGCCGGATACGTCATGCCCATCAGCATCGAGTTCGCGGAGCAGCTTCATCACCATTGAGCTTTTCGCCAGTTCACGCAGGCCATCAGGTGAATGGATGTGATCCTGATAGCGTCGGTTAAGAGGGAAGGTGTAATGCTTCTGCTCGACCTGCAGTGCATCCATGATCGCCGGCAACATGCTGCTGGTCATCTCCTGCGCCAGCATGCGGGCTTTATCAGCCTGGGAGAGTTCTTCCCGAACGTAGCGGCCAGTATTGCGGATCTGCGGCAGCACCTCGCTGGTTACCCACTTGCGGAAGCGGTAGGGGATGGTGCCAGGCGTCACCGCATCGCGGCAGCGGAGGATAAGGGTGTAGAGTCCAGACTCGGAGATGATAACTGATTCCTGCTCACCACCAAGGGTGTCGGTTGAGCCGACGCCCTTCTCATCATCATCAAGTTTGCGAACTGCATCACGATGGTTTGCGATGCCAATCGCGCGGCAAACATCGGATGCAAAAAACCAAGGATTGCCATCGATCATAATGGCGCGAATAGCTGAGTCGGATTCGAAATTGAAAATAGAAGGTTTGGTGTTCATTGTGATACCCCGCTTAGTAGAGTTATCACTACCGCAACGCCAATTACTGGTGGTGAACTGAACGGAGTTGGCGTACCGGCCTAAACGGATACCGGCGTCCTTTCGGACCCCCGCCCAGCCCACCATTGGATAGGTGCGTCAGAGCGCGTGCACAAAAAAACACGCAGTGCGCGTGTTGTGCGCCGTTTAGTTATCCGGGACGCCAATCCCGACACCGGATTTTGCCGATGCCTACTCACTATGGCACAAGGGAAATGGGTTGTAAATTTACCATTTTGGTGATAATTAAGCGAGTGTTATTACCAAAATATTCGGTATGGTGATTGAGGATCGAACCAGGAAGGAAGCCACAAAAAGCCCGTGGCCCGGGCTATTCTTCATCAGGTTTTTCGTTATTCTCTGGCTTCTTTTTGATGATTGGTTTTTGCCTAAGAACAAAAATACAAGCTACTGCAACTACTATGCCGATGACCGTTCCTGCCAACACTTCATGCCCGGTCAGGCCTAAGACGGTGGCACAACCGACGGTAAAGATTGTAGCGCCGAGACCGTAGTGCTGTCCTCTTTTATCCCTGTTGATGGCGCCATCAAGTGCTTTTTCCTCCATCTTATGCCTGTGAGCAAATTCTCTCTCCGTTAGTTGAAAGATACGCTCGGGGGCATCAGGTAAGATTTCCTGATACCCACGTAAAAGATATGGAGGAGGTAGCGGGCCTTGAAATGCGTGGTGAGCAACAACGATTTCTTGAATTTCAGGCCTGTCGAGCACACGCGAAAAAGCATCCGGATGTTCAATGATCTCTTTACTTAGATCTTCCTCGACTTCTTCAAATTCGGGGTTATCGCTTTGTTTGCCAGTAAAGTCTGGCGTATTTGTCGTATCTTGGGGAACTTGATTTTGGTGTTCCGGCAGCATCAAGACCTTCCTTATGTAGAGTTACGGCAAACATCTTTCCTTGAGGGGCATCAACTCTTTTCCCATCTTTTATGATGTACTTTTTATAAATGGTCGTTGCGGACCTACGTAAGTCATCACCGACCACCCGCATATCTTGTTCGAGGAACTTGCCGGTTGATGAGTCTCTTTTCACAAAGCCGGAGTAGTCAGAGCGAGGAGCGATACCCAAAGGGCTCCCTGACTCTAAAGCCAGCTCTTTGCTATATCTTCTGCTCATACATACCTCTAACAAACGTTAATGCAAGCGGATACTCAACACATGGTTGAATTACCAATACGGTAATCTTAAGCCACCCATGAAGTCCGTCAAGAATTATTTTAAATGTGCTTCCTGGCTATCAATCCCTATCTGAGTTGCTGCCGCAACTGCATTGCGCAGAAATCCAGGTGTGTTTGCAGCTCCCGCATCGACAGCTGCGAGCTTGTCACATAGTTAACCAGTGCCACCAGTTCCGCCGCCGCACCGCTGACATCGTGGCCATCTCGCTCCATTTCCCTGAGCAACTCCATCAGCTGTGATTTTACAACCAGGGATCTGACTCCTTCCGGGGTGTGAATACGATCCGCAAAACCTTCGTCGACAGGATACTGGTACCGCTCTGGCATTAGGAATTCTCCCATAAATACTGTA